CGCCCGCCTGTGAAAGCTGGCGAGGAAACTATGACCGTGAGCCTGCGCATGACGCCAGCGCAGCGCGAGAAGCTGGAACGCCTGGGCGGGGCTAAGTGGGTGCGGGATCGAATAGACCGCGCCAAGGAACGCATAGCTGTGGGGCCGGCGCCGGCTTTATGGCGACGGTCCCACACGAGCGCCGGGTTCGACGGCGACCATACGGAAAACCATACGATACGGAGAACCATACGATGCAAACCGAGCAGGCGGTGAAGATGGCGGCGAAGCTCTACGAGTGCCGAGACACGGCAAAGCGGGTTTTCGGAGACGGCTACCACAAACGCATGGAAGCCTACGGCCAGGTGGTGAAGTCGGCGGCCAACGCACTGAATTGCAGTGACGTGGCGGCAGCTACGACGCTGGCGAACAAGGCAGGCGGCGGGATGGCCGCGATCTGCTACCTGGCCGCCGTGGTGGAGATGACCGAGCCGTCGAACGCAGAGCTAAGGGACCGTCCGCTTGCGGACGGTCCCTTTTGAGCGCCGGGTTAGGCGCGGAGGATTGGCGATGTTAACGAGATATGCAGATGACGAAACAATAGCCGAACTGAGCCGAAAGGACGAAGAAATAATCAAGCTGCGAAACCGCGATGCGGTACTGGTTGAGATGCTTAGGCGCTGGCTGTTGTTTGCATCTAATGTGCAGCCTGGTTGTCCAGCGGGTGCGGATGAACTTGAATCGTTACGCCACAGAACTGAGCGGCTATTGCCGCCTAACATTCAAGGTGACCGGCGCTCCGCCGCCACCGACCTACAAGAAGGAGATGGAGCATGAGCAACGAAGAAGCGAAAACGCCGCTTGATGGCGGAGCGTCCGTGTCGACCGCAGGGTTGGGCCTCGACGCCGAAACGGTGCAGTGCTACCTGTACACGCTGCTGGATGAGGCGAAGAGGCGCGGAGGAATGTTCCCTCAGACCAGCGACGAACAGGACTCTGACTCGGACGCCGTGCATCGCGTATGCGGAATGGTGCGGTGGTATGCAGAGCGCGGAGAGCCGCGCCCCAAGGCAGTAGCCGATCTTCTTGCCATGCGCGCAAGGAACAGGAGGCCCAACAGAGATTGATAGGCCTCCAGGCAAATAACGCAAACCATGAACCTCAGCCAAGCCATTGATGCGGCCCGCAACGTGATCCGGTTCAAGCACATGAGCTACCGGACCGAGAAGGCATACGTCCATTGGATCACGCGGTTCGGGCACTGGTGCCATGGCCATCCGGATGGCGGACATGAGGAGAAGGTCCGCTGCTATCTGACTCACTTGGCCACGGACCGCGACGTATCGGCCAGCACACAGAATCAGGCGCTGAACGCTATCGTCTTCCTGTACCGGCAAGTGCTGAAGATTGATGTCGGCGACTTCTCCGGCTTCCACCCGGCCCGCCTACCTCGGCACCTGCCCATGGTTCTATCCCGCGACGAGGTGGCTCGCCTGCTCTCCCACCTCTCCGGCATGCACTGGATGATTGCCGCCCTGCTCTATGGCTCCGGCCTGCGCCTGGCCGAATGCCTGTCGCTGCGCGTGCAGGACATCGACTTCGGCCGGCGGATCATCACCGTCCGCGACGGGAAGGGCGCCAAGGACCGCGCCGTGATGCTACCGGATAGCGTTGCCGACCCGCTTCGACACCACATCGAGGACGTTCGGCGCCAACACCAGAAGGATTTAGCCGGCGGCTACGGGAGCGTCTATCTACCGCACGCCCTGGAGCGAAAGTATCCGAGCGCCGCCCACGAATTCGGCTGGCAGTACATCTTCCCGGCCTCGAAGATCGGCGCATGCCCGCGTACTGGCGAGCTAAGGCGGCACCACCTGCACGACTCGGCGATGAGCAAGGCACTGCGCCAGGCCAGGCTGGCGGCCAAGATCACCAAGCGCATGGGCGCCCATACGCTGCGCCATTCCTTCGCCACTCACCTGCTCGAAGACGGCACGGATATTCGCACCATCCAGCAGCTGCTCGGGCATGCCGACGTTTCGACAACTCAAATCTACACTCATGTCGCAGAGCGTGGCGCGGCCGGCGTCACCAGCCCGCTGGAGCGGATCAGCTACCGGAGGGCCGCGTGATCGAACTGCCGGCCGCCGAGTTACTCTCCGAAACCGAGATCGAGGAGATCACCGGCTGCCAGCGCCGCCGCGACCAGGCGGAATGGCTGACGACCAGAGGGTGGGTGTTTGAGCTATCACGGGGCGGACGGCCGATTGTCAGCCGGCTGTATTTCCGCATGCGGCTGGCCGGGGTATCCCCATCGGCCATCCTACCCGCGGCGTTACCGGCCGAACCGAACTGGAATGCAGTGAGGTAGCATGATGGCCATGGGCCGCCACAAGACCATCTCCGCCGACCTGCCACGGCGCATGTCCAAGCGCACCTGGACAGACAAACGTGGCCAGGCGCATGTCGCCTACTACTACCTGCATCCGAGGGATGCGAATGGGGTGCAGCGTCAGGAACCGCTCGGCACGGACAAGGCGCTGGCACTGCGGAAATGGGCAGAACTCGAAGGCGACCTAAGCACTGTGCCGGCGATCGCCGGCCTGATCAAGCCGGTCATCGATCGGTACGGCCGGGAGATCGTTCCGACCAAGGCGCCTCGCACCCAGCGAGACAACGGCACGATGCTGGATATCCTGCGCAATGCCTTCGGCGGAATGACATTCGACCAGGTGCAACCGAGGCACGTCCGCCAGTATCTCGACAAGCGCAGCGCCAAAGTTCGGGCCAACCGGGAAATGGCGTTGTTTTCACACCTCTGGAACAAGGCAAGGGAATGGGGCTACACGGACCGCGCCAATCCGGTGCAAGGCGTTGAGAAAAACAGGGAGACTGGCCGAGACATCTACGTCACAGATGAAGAACTGCGCCTGGTCAAGAAACACGCGCCGGCGGTAGTCGTCGACCTGATCGACCTGTGCTATCTAACCGGACAACGGCCGGCAGATGTGCGAAAACTGCGCTGGGATCAGGTCAAAGAAAGTGCCCTATGGATCACCCAAGGGAAGACCGGGGCCAAGCTGAGAATCGCCATCGAGGGCGAGCTGGCCACAGTGATCGATCGCTGCCGCGCACGGGACAATATCCGGGGGCTATGGCTGCTGACGGACCCGTCCGGGCAACCGCTGAAGGAATTCGGCTTCCTGCGCTCCAGCTTCGATGCCGCACGGGACGCGGCGGCCTCCGAAGCGAAGGCACTCGGCATCTCCTTCCGGCGCTGGCAGATCCGTGACCTGCGGCCCAAGGCGGCGAGTGACCTCCCGAGTATGGCTCAAGCCAGAAAACTGCTCGGCCACACCACCGAGAACATGACCGCCCACTATGTGAGACAGCGGGTCGGGGAACTGGTCAAGCCGGTGAAATAGCGGAAGTACTTCCGCTATTTCACTATCTGGCCATGACAAAAACAATCGTAACTTATTGAAATTGTTGGAGGCGCGACCCGGAATCGAACCGAGGTACACGGCTTTGCAGTCCGCGCCTTACTTAATTGATTTCAACAACTTAGGGATATACAGCTTCCGCTATTCTCCCCATGACGCCACCTGTAGAGCCGCATTGTAGCGTGGCCAAGCCCTAAATAGCGGAAGTGATTTTCGGCCGATCACCCCGCTGATCGTTTGAACACCCCTGCCGCATTGAACAACCCGACGATGGTGGCCACGGCGCTCGACAGCACCGGCCAGACCTGTTCGAACGTATGCGCGGCCTCGCCGGCGGCGGCGTAGGCAGCTTCGAGGATTTGCTTGATGGCGCCGAGCTTGGCGGCGCCCTGGCCGGATTGCGGCAAGGCGCCTTCGATGGCCTGGACGGCGGCGATGATGGCGGGGAACAGCGTCAGCACGATCTTGGCGATGGTCAGGAAATTGCCCATGGTGTGTCCTTTCAGATTTTGCAGTCAAGGTGGATAAAAAACCCGTCGAGCCGCTCGCGCCAATCAAGGCCCGGACGACTCGGCAGGGTGAGGATTCGCGCCGCCGGCCGGCAGGCCGACACGGCGGGAAGTGGCAACGACGAGGTAAGCGTTGAGCAGGCCGCCAAGGGCAGCCACACCACCAGCCACGGCCAGCAGGTCTTCCTGGCTGATTTCGACCGGCAGGAAGGGCACGACGGCGCCCAAGACGGCCACCAGGGCGCTGACGGCGGCCTGGCGATGCTTCCATGTTTCGGCATGGGTCAGCTCCTCGCCGTGACGCAGCACGGCCACCAGCAAGCGGAATTTATCCAGCATGGTCACCCTCCTCCACTTCAGCGCGCGTGATGGTGATCCAGCATTCCTCGCCGCGATCGATGGCGGCGGAGACCAGACCGCGCAGGGCACCGCTGGCGGCGATGCCGTGCATTAGGACTTCGTGCTGGCGCACACCCACCCCGATGCATCCTTCGGTGTCATCCTCGTCGACGATGCCGTGCATGCGGATTCCGGAGAACTGCGGCACGGAGAGCAGGTGAAGCATGGCGCGGCCGAACTTCGACGACCAATCGATCACCACGCGATAGGTACCGAGTGGAATCGCCGTCTGGCCGGGGATCTTGATGCCGCCGGCCTCCAGCATCCGGTCGGTATCCTCGAGGGTGTCGCAGTAGAAAACGCCGTCGATGCTGAGCCGGCCCCAGTTGCGCGGACCGGGAATTCGTACCAACTCGAGCTTCATAGTTTGATGTACCCCTTTCCAACAGCCCATACCACCAAGCCGGTGACGCACAGGCCAACGAGCCACATGAACTTTTCCACCACGCTGCGGCCTACGGCCTGGTAGGCGCTCTGGGTCATCTTCTCGACGGCCAAGTCGGCGGCACGGGTGGCGATCTCCTCGATGGCCGTCTCATCCAGGTACGGGCACTGCCGGCGATCCGGGCCGGCGTACCCCGCCACGTCGCAAATCTCCTTCTTGGTCATTCCGCCTCCACCAGGGTGAGTGAGTAATCGAGCGTGAGCAGCCGCTGTACCAGGCCATCCGGCGTCAGGGCATCCGCCACCGGCAGCCCCAGCCGACCGAGCAACTCGGCGGCCCATTCCGCACATTCCCAGACGGCGTCCTGGCTGCCTTTCAGCAGGCCCAGGCCGGCCAGGATCGCCTGCCATTTGCTGTAGCGTTGGCCCACGGTGGAGAGCGCCCAGGCTTCGGCGTCCCGCGTCCAGCGATCAACCGGGATCCAGTAGAACGGCAACTCATGCGAGAGCGGCGTGATCGACACCCCGGCGCCAATGGCATGGAGGATGAATATCCGCTCGCCCACCACCCAGGCGACGCCGACGTGGGTGTACTCGGACATGCGAAACATGCGGATCGCCATGATCTGCAAGTCGTACCAGCTCGACCAGGCGTTGTGAGACAAGGCGATTACATCGCCCGAGCGAATGCGCGAGCGGGCATCTTGGTAGCGCATGGTCAGCCTCCAGGAATGACTGGCCAGCCGCTGTGCCAGTCGTAGGTCACGATGTCACGGACATCGGTCATGGACGCCACCGCGTCGCAGTGCTTGCCGCGCACGCCATCGATCGCGGCTTCGGCCTGGAGGAATGGCGTAGCCTGGGCGACCACTTTGGCGACCATCGCTGCGGTGGTAATGCCACGCACGGTGGCGATGGCGGCCAGGGTGGGCGCCGAGGCATCGACCGAGGCCGCCTGGTAGGCCCGCGCCTCGGCCAGCTTGATCGACCAGCTGGCCATCTCGCCGGCGCTGCGGCCCCGGACGGCCTGGTTGCGCAGTCCGGCGGCGTAGGCGTCGATCTCGGTACAGCGCTTGGCCTTCGCGGTGGCCAAGTCGTCCTGGCCGACGGTGTCGGGCGGCAGGGGCGTGTTGCCGGCGGTGAGCCACTCCTGGTAGGACTGCCAAGCCGAGTCGCCCGGCTTGACGATGGCGCGGTCCTGGTGGTCGAAGACGCCGCCGGCGATGAGGATCTGGTAACGGGCGGCCATTACGAGTTACTCCGCACGCGGGCGCAGCCCTGCGCCATGTAGGTCGCGCTGCTCGATTTGACCCGGATCTGCAACGACGTTTTATACGGGATGGGCTCGAAGACGGGCGTGAATCCATAGGTCTGGTTTCCGCCGACCGAGCCGATCAAAATTGCCCCGGCGCCCACACCATTGCCTATCGAGCTCGCCGCGAACGAGATCACCGTCGCCCCATCAATGATGATGTCCATGTAGAGCGTCGCGCTGGAGCCGGAAACCGCCAATTGCACCGCCGCGAAATCGACTACGCCGGCACCGGTGGCATTCACCACATCGGCAAAAGTCGTGCCCACGTTCCCGGACGCGTGAGAAATCCACCAGGGCCAGCTCGCGGAAATCAATGCCCCCATCTGCACTTGGCCGTTGGTCTGGCTGTACATGACCATGCCGTTGGCTTTCGGCGGCGTCAGCAGCGGCGACGTATCCGGCGCGCGCGTTGTAATCGCCGCATCGATCCGCCCCGAAATCGTCGACGTGAAGTTGGCCGCCAGTGCATCCAGCTTGGCCGCCCAGGTCGAGGTGACCAGACCGGCCACCGTGTCGAGCTTGGCCGCCCAGGTGGCGGACAAGCGCGTGGTGAGGGTGGCGAGCTGCCCCGGTAGTCCGGCGAGGAATCCCAACATGATTTAGCTCCAGGTCGTACCGCTGCACGAACCGGCAGCGGTGTAGGTGAAGGTGCACATCCCGTTCGTCGAGAACATCTTTGCCCAGGTGGTGCCGCTGTCGTTGCTGTACTCGTAGACGATGGTCTGGGGGTTGTTCAGCGCCCCGCCGACGGTGCCCCAGGTGATCGTCTGCCGCCATTGCTCGACGCCGCGCGCGAACGTGACGGTCGAGTAGTACGGCTCGGTGCCGGTGGTCGACATGTTGGCGCCGGGAATGGTGCCGATCACGGCGGCGGCGCGGTTGAACGTCTCCTGATCGCGCATGCTCTGGCCCATCTGGGCCAGCGTCTGCACCGTCGCGTCGGGCTTGGAGATGTCCAGAGTCGGGAATGTCGAAGCCATCAGAAGCTCCAGCGCGCGGAGAGGTTATAGGCCGGGCCACTGTAAATGGCGGGGAACAGATCGCCACTGGCCCGCGCGTCGCGGCGGGTCAGCGACACGGAAAGCGGCCCGCGCCGGACGCCCAGGCCGACGAGGTAGGTAGTTTCCCAGCGGGTGGCGTGGGTGGCGGTGAGCGATTGCACCGGGCCGGCGCGGGTCGGGCGCCAGTCCGGGATATCGACGCGCCAGCTGCTACGGTAGAGGCTGGCGCCGGCCTCGAAGAAGATCGCATACGTGCCCATGTCGATCTCGGGCACCAGGGTGGCGTACAGGCCCTGCACGGCGCCCTGGCCGTGCCAGTGACTGAGCGGCCAGCAGGTCTCGGTATGGTAGCGGCAGCCCCAGTAGTCCTCGTCGCTCGCGCTGGCCAGGGCGCTCGATTTGAACGTGCCGAGATATTCGTAGCCAGCACGCAGATACCAGCGATCGAAGGCGAGCCGCTGGCTGTCGATGGGCCATTTGCCGCCGATCGATAGCGACGGGCTGTTCATGGTCAGGTCGTGGGCGAATTCCTCCTGCCACCAGGTGCCGTTGTCGGCATGGGTGGCGTGGGTCACGCCGACGCCGATTTCCAGTTGCGGCCCGGCGGCCGAGGCGACGGCGGACCAGATCAGTAACGCGACAATGCCGAGCAGTTTCATTTCAGACTCCTTCCCAATCCCACAGGACCGGACCGGCGAGCTGCGTGCCGGCCGCGTTGAACAGATAGACATCGAAAGAACAGACGCCGCTGCCGTTGACGACGATGTTGTCGGCAACGGCCTGGCGGGCCGCCGTGCCCTGCGGCGTGAGGTTGAGGCTCTTGACGGCGGTGTAGCTGTTGGCCAGGGTGATGCGCGTATAGCCGCTGGCGTTGGTGGCGACGGTGCCGTTCTCGACGCGCGGAATGGCGTCGATGCGCAGCGCCAGGGTCGGCAGGCCGACCTTGAGCGTGCTGGTGCCGGTGGCGGTGGCCTTGAGCTTGCCGAATCGACCGTTGGCCTTGGCCGTGAGACTGCCCTGGTCGGTATAGGTGGTGCCGTCCGGCGAAAGGCTGATCTGATCGACCTTGCTGCCGGAGAGCGCCACGCTGGACAAGGTGCCGGCCCAGTTGCCACCCACGGCAACGCCGACGTCCCAGGCCTCGGTGACGATCTCGCTGGTCTGGCTGGCGTGGTAGGTGGCGGCCACGTTGCCGTAGCTGCTGGCCGGATTGGCCGGGAACTTGGTGGCGGCCATGACGCCATCCTCGGTCACCCAGTAACGCGCCGGATCGCCCGGCAGGCTGTATTCGGCCAGGCCGGTCGGGGTCGGGTTGGTAAAGGCGTGGTTGCCGACCAGGAAGGCGTTGACGTCGAGGGTGACGGTGAGGGTGACGCGCGCCGGGGTCGGGCTGTACTGGCCGACCGAATCGCGCGCGCAAACCAGAAAATCCCAGGTGCCGGCCGGTGCGTCGCGAAAGACGCAGTAGCCGCCCACCCCGCTCGCCGCGTTCACGAAATCGACGAACTTGACCGTCGAGCTGAGCGCCCAGGAACAGCCGACCGGGCCGTAGTGGATCTCGTAGCCGACCATGTCGAGGTCGGTGGCGGCGCTGATGGACAAGCGCACCTCGCCGCCGACCTCGAAGCCGGTGACGTTGGGCACGTTGCCGGGCAGCAGGTACTTGCCGGCCGCCGTGAGGCTGGCGTCGGCCCAGGCGCCAACCTTCCACTTGCTCATGGCCGCGACGCGTAAAGTGTAGCTGACGCCCTCTTGCAGCGGACCGGTACGCCAGACGGCGCTTTCCGTCGTGCCCACCGCCAGCAGCGTGGCCCCCGCCCATAGTTCGGCACGGTAGCCCGCGATATAGGCCCACGTGGCGACGGTCCAAGTGGCGGCGATACGGCTCGCCCAGCTGCCGTTTTCGAGCTGGTAGACCTCTTCGACCAAGGTCAGGCCGACCACCGCTGGCGGCGACATCGGGTCGGGCAGATCCGTATCCGAGGTGCTGGGCGCGGTGGCCACGGCGCTGCTGTAGACGGCCGGGTCGTATTCGGCGGCCACCACGTCATACAAGCCAAGACCCCGATTGGCCACGCGCGACAGACGCAACTGTTTGGCGGCCAGGCCGACGGAATGCGTCAGGCTGACCACGGCGCCGACGCGCAGGCGAAGGGCGGTATCGAACATCGACCACTGCGCCTCGATGTCGGCCAGGGTCAACTTGTTGAGCCGTTCGATGCCTTCGCGCCAGGCCTGGCTGTAGCGGGTGACCCCAGGCAACTGGATCGAACTTTCGACGCGGTCGAGCGCGCCGGTCGACACGCCGGGCAGCTCGACGACCGCCTCGCCGGCTTTGCCGCCGCTGGCCATGTCCGACCAAGTGACGCGCATCACGGTCGGCATGTTGGCCACGCCGCGTTTTTTCAGACGCAGGCTATTTTCGAGGATCATGCTTTCGTCGATCGCCAGCTCGACGGACGCCACACCATCCGGAATCAGGCGAATATCGGTGCCACTGCGGTCGACATAGCAGCCAGCATAGGTGCGCAGGGTGTTGGTCACCTGGGCGGCAGGCGCGCCGTTCTCCAGGGCCAGGCCCAGGGTGCGTGTTTTCTCGCCACCGACCAGCGCGTCATTGGCATTGGCCACCGTAGTGACGGTCGCCCAATCCACCGACCGGCTGGCACCATAGGTGGCGTTACTCAGCAGATCGGCCAGGGCCAGCGCAGGATTGTCGGAATAGACCGTCAGGCCGCTGCGCGGATCGTAAAGCAGCCGGCCGCGCACGGTGGCCAACAGGTTGGGCAAGCCGGTGCCGCTACCGCCGGGGATGCGGATGACGTAGTAGGCGATACCGGGCAGGGCATCGGCATAGGTGACCCCCTGGGCGGCGAAGGCGGCCACCAGCCAGGGATCGGCCGTCTGCCCGGCGGCGCCGAGATAACTGGTGACCTGGGCGCCGGTCGGCAGCGGCTTGTCGTCGATGGTGACCGACTCGATGGCATCGATCGGCCCGTGGCCGACCACGGACAGGATGAGCAGGTCGGCGCCATGGACGACCAGGATCGCCATGCGGGCGCCGATGGTCGTGCGGCCATAGATCAGCGGAATGCGCAGGCCCAGGCCGAGCACGGAGGCATTGCGCTCCGCCGGCGGCGTGGCGGTGGCGTTGATGTCGTCGCGCGGCGCGACGGTGCCGCCGCCCGGTTGCGCCACCGGCCAGAGTACGCGGGGAATCGGCATCTCAGGCGCCCAGTAGATTGGCGGTGGCGTCCCAGCAGCCGGGCACCTTGGAGGGCACGAACTGCGGCGGCGAGGTCATCAGGCAGGTGACCGTCTGATAGTTGGTCAGCCGACTGTTGTGGGTGATCTTGACGGTGCGATGCGCGGTATAGAACGACTCCAGAGTCGTGCGCTGCGCGCTGCTGAGGGCGGCATGCTTGAGCACCATCTTGCCGACCTTCTGCGCCGACCACATCGACCATGCCTGCACGTCGCCATTCTCGGCGCGCTGGGTCTTGATGCCGTCGAGAAACTCGATGGTGGAATCCAGCGCCACCGACAAGGAAGGGTAGCTATCCACGACCAGCCTCCAGAGTGATGCGCTCGCTGTCCCAGGCGAGCACGGTGTTTTCAGGGGTGAGATGGTTGAAGCCGGCGGCCGGCGTGATGCGACCGACCGGCAGGGACAGGGTCAACAGGCGGTCGCCGAGCAACTGGATGGCCACCCGGTCGCGATTGATGCCGGCGTCGTTGGCAATGCCGTCGAAGATCAGCTCCGCGTCGCCGACACCCGGCGCATCGGTGTAGACGACCCAGACGCGCACCGGCCGGCCGCCGATGCCATCAGGACCGAGGATAGTGGCCGATAACGTGTTGTCGGCATTGTCCAGCCGCAGCTCGCCACTGGCCTCGCCGCCGCCATCGCTCGACAACCCGGAGACATCGAGGCCCCAGCTCAGCCAGGTATAGCCGGACCAGGAGAGCGTAGCGCGCGACGACAGGCGCACCGTGCCGCCGGCCAGGCCCAGTTCGACCAGATAGCCGGGCTCGCGCACATCGGCGGCCAGCTTGCTTTCCAGGCTGCCCGCGAGGGTTCGATTGATCGTCATCCGTCCCTCGTCGATGCTTCCAGGCCGGGTGCCGCATTGACGTCGACCGTCACATGGTTATCGATCCGGACCGGCGTCTGCGCGGCCAGCAGCGCCGTATTGGCCGCCTGCACCCAGGTGGGCAGCACCTGATTCATGCCGGCGATGATGGCGGCCGAGACGGTATCCGATTGCGCCGCGTTGTGGTCCTTGCCCAGATCGGCCTGGACGGCGTTGAGGCGATCCGTGACCTCGGTGTTGAGGCGGTCGATCCAGGCCAGGTAGCTCGCCTCGGCGTTCTTCTTCTGACCGTCATCGAGTAGGCCCCAGGCCTGCGTCGTCATGCCATTCAACTGCTTGGCCAGGGCTTCGATCTTGGCGGGATCGATGGCCGCCAGCAGTTGATCTTCCAGCGCCGCCGACTGCTCGACCAGGCGGGCGTATTTGCCCTGGTTGTCGAGCACGCTCATCATGATCGACTCGCGGGTGTCGGCAAACATGGCGGTGGTCGACGCCAGCGCGCTGGCGATCTGCTGCGCCAGGGCCAGCTCGGTCTGGTAACGCGATTGCGTCAGGGTGGCGAGCTGCTGGGCGGTGCCCAGCGAGCCATCCAGCCCGGCGGCCATGGTGCGCATGGCCTCGCCCTGCGCGATCCAGGTGTCGTAGGCGCTGCGCCCCTGCGCCTCGATGATCTTGGCGGCATCGGCCACCGGATCGGCCAGGGCATAGCCGATGATGTTTGAGTAGGCGGCGATTTCCTCTCCCGACCGGGTGCCGAGCAGGTCGATGGAGTTGGCAAGATCCGGCGCAATGGCCGCCAGCCGCTCGGTGGCCGCGACGATGGGCTCCAGGGCGACGATGTTTTTCATCGCCTGATCGAGCTGTTCGGCCGAGGCGGTCATCAGGTTGATGCTCTTGACGACATTCCGGTAGGCGTCGTCGACATCGCTGGCGGCGATGGCGGCCAGGATGACCCGCTTGGTTTCCGTTTGCAGTTGCGTGGCGTAACTACCCCGATCCGCATCGTAGGTGTGCAGGTAGGAGAAACCGCCAGCGGAATCGCCGACATAGCCGGAGATGTTGTCGGGCGCCGTCCCCGCCGGGTCGGTGTTGTAGCCCAGACCGATCTTCAGACCAGCACCGGTGCCGCCGAGCATGGCGATGGTCGAATACACCGATTTGGCCAGCGCCTCGCCGAGCGGCTGGAGCTGCGCATCCGCGCTCGACCCGGTGAACCCGGCGCCCGGAATGTCGGCGAAGTTGTGGCCCAACCGCGTCGGCTCGGCGCCGGTCAGCCAATTGGTGTTGCCTTCCATTTTTGGCCCACCGCCCTTGCCAGCAAACGCCGCGATGACCGCAATGGCGGCGACCACCCAACCGATATACGGGATGGCCGCCGCAATATCGGCGGCGCCCGCCAGCACCGTCGAAGCGGCGCCGGTCGTTTCCTGCGCGGCGAGCATCAAACTCTGTTGGGAAAGGAAACCGGTTCCATACGTCGATCCGGCCGCGATCGACCCCACCCCGGCCCCAGATACCGTGCTGCCGAAGGCATAGGTCGCCGCGCTGCTGGCCATGTTGCCGACGGCGGAGCCCACCAGGCTGCTGCCCCCGCTCGTCGCCGCGTTCACCGCCGACTGGCCAAACGCCTGCGCGGCGGCACCGGTACCGCTGACACCGACCATCGCCTGGATCAACCACTTCTTGGCGGTCATCTGGTAGAGCCAGTCGAAAAAGATGTTCTTCGCCGAATCCTTGACGCGCTGCCAGAGGTTCTTGCTGCCGTCGGCAATGCTGTTCCAGGTCTGGTGGGCGACGCCTTCGATCGACTTCCACATATCGACCTGCTGGGTCAACGCGTCCTCGATGGCGGCCCGATTGGCATTGGCCGCCTGAATGCGGACGATCTGCCCCTGCACGCGCTCGCTCAACTCGGCATAGGCCTCGGCGGTCATCGTGACCTTCTTGGCCTCCAGCTCGTGCAGGACGATGGCCTTTTCGCGCTCGGCGCTGGACAAGCCGATCAGGCTGGTCTCGAACTCGATGCTCTCCGCCTTCTCGCGGAACGCCTTGATGCCGTTTTCAACCGCCAGGCGCTCTTTCTCTTCGGCATTGAACGCCTCATCCATGGCCGCGTTGTGCGCCCGCGCCGCCTCGGTCAGCTTCTGGAAGGCGGCCTTGCCATAGTCCGTGGTCTTGATCAGCTCGGCCACCAGCTTGGCATAGCGCTCCGGATCCTTGCTGGCGAAGGCCTTGTTGAGCATGTCCAGTTCTTTCCAGAACTTCGCGCTCACGCCCTCGCCGTTGTTTTCCAGCCGATTGACCAGCGCTGCCAGTTCCTGGTTGTACTTCGCCAAGCCCTCGGTATTGGGCGGCATAGAAAGATCATGACGCGCTTTCCCTGCGGCCAAGCTGACCTTGCCAAGACCATCCATTGTTTCAGCCAACATATCGACGAAAATGGCCTTATCGGCGGCGATGGCGGCGTCACGCTCGGCAGCGAGCGCTGCCATGGTCGTGCCCTTCTGCGCCTGACCCAGGCTTTGCAGGATATTGCCCGACCCCTCCATGCCGGGGATCTTGGCCAGCCCCTTGCCAATCGACTCGATAAAGCCGCCCCACAAGGTCTGCATACCCTCGACAGCCGCCCGGAAGCCGAACTTCAAGTGCTCCCAAGCCTCCATCAAGTTTTGCACCAACAGAATTCCAGCCTGCTTGGCGACAGCGAAATTTTCCACAAGGTATTCGCCGATCTTTAAGCCGGCGAAGGCAGCAAATAGGCCGGACGCTATTACCGTCAGAGTGGCTAGTGCACTCCCTGTCGTCATCGCTAGAATCGAGGTGCCATACAGTGACGCATTCATGGCCTCCAGCGCAGTTGTCGCCGCACCGAAATACAGTACAGACGTCTGCACCAGGCCGATCAGCACCGCCCACGCCGCAGTCACCGCGGCGATAATCTTCGGCCCGACAACAAAGGCGCCGAACCACAACGCCGCCAGCTCGGCGGCGACCTTCATCAGCGGAATCAACTTTTCCAGCGCAGGCAGCATGTCGATGACCAACCCCTTGGCCACCTTGTCCACGCCCTCGCTCAACCGGCGCAGGGCCAGCTCGAACTTCTCGGCTCGGTCAGCCTGCTCGGTGGTGCGGTTGCCGACCAGCTCGGTCTGCTGGGCCAGCTCGCCCATGTACTTGCCGAGGTTGGCGCCCCCCTTGCCCATCAGGGCCATCATGGCGTCGGTCTTGATGGCGCTGCGGTTGAATTCGTCGGCGCGCTGGGCCAGCAGCAGCATCATGGCGGCCGGATCGTTCAGCTTGGCCTTGACCTCCTGCGCGGAGATGCCGAAGGTGGCGAAATTCTGTTGCGCCTCCTTCGACCCACTGGCGGCGGCGACCATCTGCCGCTCCAGTTTTTGCAGCCCGGCGACAACGGGCTCCATGTCCTGGCCCGAACGCTTGGCGATCTTGGCCAGCGCCGACATCTGCTCGACAGTGGCGTTGGTGTTCTCCGCCATGTCTTTGAGCGAGGCGGTGGCCTCGATGGTGCTCTTGACAAAGCCGATGATGCCGCCAATGCTCAACGCGCCCGCCAACCCGCCCAAGGCCAACTTGGCCAAGCCCGCCGCGCCCTCGATTCGCTTCATGGCGGTTTCCGCGACCGAGGTCGCGTTGGTCAGCCCCTGCTCGAAACGAACCGTGTTCATTTCGAGATGCGCTACCAGTGATGCAATGGTCGCCATGACTATTCCTCGTGGGTGATACCAAACACCGCCGCCATGATCAGGCGACTGTGCGCTTCCGGGTCCGGCAATAGCACGGCGCCGTCATCCGACTCCGCCTCGACATCCGTTTCCTCTTCATCGCCATTCAGATGCGGCATGAAGTCGCTGGGCATGAAGGGGTCTTTCTTGGGGTCTCGATGCAGATTGGCGAAGGTGGCGCAGATCTGCCCGGCCCGGAAATCCTCGCGCTCCGGACCCAGGCCCTCCAGTGCGGCAAAGGCCATCCATTCCGCCAGCTCCTCGCTATCGACTTCAGCGAGCAACCGGCGGACGGACATGCCCAGCCGCAAGGCCAGGCGGAAGTAGAAGCGCCGCTCGGGCCGGGCCCTTAGTTTCCCTCCAGCTCCTTAACATCTTTCTCGTTCAGCCCGTTGAGTTCCTGGGCAGCGGAGAAAAGCCGGTCAAGCGGCGCGGCGGCCTTGGCGCCGAGGGCGGCGATGTCGTCGTCGGCGAAGATGCGCTTGCCATCGGCATCGACGGCACACAGCGTCACCAGCCGGGCGCGCAGGTTGGTCAGGTCGGGCGCGCGATTCTTGCCCTTGCCCTTCATCAGGCCGCCTTCGAACGCGTCGCGCTCGGTGCCGGTGAGGGTACGCAGATAGACGGTGACATCCCATTCCGGTACTTCGACGGGGATGCGCTTGCTGTCCGGGGCGGCCAGGATTTGTTCTCTGAGATTCATGGAAACTCCAATGGGGATAAAGAGGTCGCCCCGGCGTCACCAGGGCGGCAAGTTGGTTGGGCGGCTTACGCCCAGGTGACGGATCCGCTGATGCGGATGGTGCACGGCGTCTTGAGCACGTCATCCACCTTGCCGGACAGCGAGAACTGGGTAACGATGCCGGCGAACGAGCCGACCACGGCGTTGGGCAGGGTCAGCTTGAAGTTCTTGACCGCGCCCGACACTTGCGCCGCCAGGAGCGCCTGCTGGCCGGCATCCGACGTATCGCGGTCGATGTTGATGCTCAGGCTACCGTTGTCCATCAGGCCGGCACGCACTTCCTTGGCGGTGCTCTCCAGGTGCGTGACATCGATCTCCGACGACTTGCCGTCGAAGCCGTTGTAGTCTTTGAAATTGTTGACCTTGGTGTAGGTGTTGGGCGTGGCGGTGCCGGTGGCCGTCAAGGTCTTGCCCACCGAGTTGAGCTGCACGGCATAGGTGTTGGTGGTGACGTTGGTCACCGCCCAGCTATAGCCGTTGAGCAAGGCGGCATCAGCGCCGGTCACACCGGCAATGGCAACGACATCGCCGTTGCTGAAGCCATGCGCGGCGGAGGTGATGATGGTCGGGTAGCCGACGGCGATACCGGTGATGGTCTTGGCGCCACCGGTGCCGGTGGAGACTTGCAGCGTGCTGTTTTGTGCGGAAATTGCGGTGCTGTTGGCCATGGTTGAGCTCCTGTCAGTGCCAGATTGAAAAGTCGACCGTGGTGCGTTTGAGGCCCACCGCGTCTTCGGTGAAACGTTGCCGCGAGAGTTCCAGGGCCTTGACCGGCGGCACGGTCAGGGCGTCGATGACCTGCGCGAGCAGGCCATCGCATTCGAGTCGGGTACTAGCGAAGATGTCGACCTGCACCCGCGAGTTGCGCGCGACCGGGCCATCGAGCGAGTTCTCCGGAACATCGCTGATCTCCATCCACACCAGGTAGGGCGCGGCCACTTCGGGCGGTGGCGTTTCGCAATACGCACGCCCCCCAGCCAGCCCACCGAGGGCGGCATTGATGTCGGTTTCGAGGCTCATGCGCCGGCCTTGTCCAGTCGTTGTTTGAGACGATCCACCATGGCCTGCACGGCGGCTTCCTTCTTGGCTTCGAACGCCGGCCGCAGGAAAGGCTTGCCGGGAATCCAGCGGGCACTGCCGAGCGCACGAATCTTGCGCCGCTGGCGCAGGCTGCCCCCGGCGCCGCCCTTGCCCTTGGGCGGCACGTAGTAGTGGCCGAACTCCACCCAGCCGGCGTAGTAGGCATCCAGGCCCTTGGCCTGTTCTTTCTTCCCGTGGCGAACGAAGACGCGCCAGATCTCCTTGCCCGGCTGCGACTCGGTGCGCGAGCGGCCCGCCGCGATGGCCTTGGCCAACGTGCCAGGCGAGACCTTCTTGCCCTTGGCTCGCCAGTGCGCCGCTTCGGCGCGCGGGGCGCGTAGCCTGGCCTCTTTGGCGATCTCGCGGGCACCGGCGCCGACGGCGGCGCGCACGACGTTGCGCTGGATATCGTCGTTTAGTGTGGTCAAGCGACTCTTGATCTCTACCAGACCGCTCCAGTGCATGGTCATCTCAGGCATCGCGCAGGCCCTCGCTGCAATCGAGCTCCAGCCACTCTTTCCAGCCGACCATGCGCGGTGGCGCGGTAATGACCATGACGACACCGTTGTGCAGCACGCGCATGTCGGCGGTGAGGTCGGCTCGCCAGCGGATGGTGACGCGCTTGACGGCCTCGGACTGCACCGCGCGGGCGGCATTGATCTCGCGGCCCGATAGATCCTTGACGTGCGCCCAGACGGTGGCCAGATCGGCCCAAGTGGGCACCGGCTCGCCGATGCCGTTCTTGGTCTGGGTGGGGCGCTGGATGGTGACGCGCTCGCGGAGCTGACCGGCGTCGATCATGCCCGCCACACCTTGTGGGCATCGAGCAGGTGATCGACGAACGGCAGCTCGCGCAGGTCGCCCTGGGTGATGCCTTCGGGCACCCGCAGCACCTGGGCGGCGTGGGCGATCAGCCAAAGCCGGATGTCGTACGGCACGTTGGCGGCGCCGGCGCCGTAGCCGACCGTGAAACGCACGCGCACGGCGTTGGCGGTGGCCAGCGTCTCCGGCCAGTCGGTGCCGTAGGCGGGCAGAAGCCAGCAGGGCGTCGAGGCGCTATCGAGGCTGTAGAGATTGCTGGCCAGCGTCTGCTCGACGCCGGCAGTGTCGATGTACTTGACGCTGACAATGCTCTGCACGTTGGGCAACAGCAGGTCGATGTCGGCGGCCGGAAAGGCATCGAGCACCAGCTCGACGGTCTGCGTGATCAGCCGGCGGCCGGTGAGCGCCTCGGCGCGATGGCGCAGCGCCGGGATGATGATGGCGAGCTGGCTATCGAACTCGCTGCCGTCGATGCGCGCGGCGGCCTTGATTTCTGCGGACGTGACGGGCTCTCCGGCCGGGCCGGATATTTCGATCAGGGGCATTTCAACGCCTCGTGTGTTGCGTGGCGCGCGGGCGCCGGGTGGCCTGATGCTGCATTGGCCGGGTGTAAACAAAATCGCGGGCGACGGTGCGCGCCGTGGCCAGGATGACGGCCGACTGCGTGGTCAAGGCGGCGCCGGCCAGCACGGTGGCGACCGCATTGCCCGCCAGCGGGATCTGCGTCACCAGCGCGCCGGTGGCCATCGCGTTGGCAATGGCGACGCCCGACAACTGGATCACCGTCGTCAAGGTGCCGGTGGCCGCGACCACAGCACCCGCCGCACCGGCAATCGATTGCTGCGTGGTCAAACTACCTGCGCCAGAGGCCACCGACAGTGCCGACCCCGCCAGCAATATCTGCACCGACAGACTTGCCGCCGCGCTCGCCTGCGCCTGCGCATCGCCCGCCAGGCCTCCGCTGCCGGTGGTCAGGCCGGCCTCGGCATAAGCCTGCGCCAGCGCCGCGCCGGTGAGCTGGATTTGCGCCGTGAGGCCACCGCTCGCCTGCACCAGGGCGATGGCCGCGCCGGCGAGGGCGATCTGCGTGCTCAGCGCGCCGCTGGCGCCGGCCGTACTGAGCGCCGCGCCGGTCAGCAGCGCGCCGCCGGCCAGGCTGCCCGTGGCGGTGGCCTGGGCGGCGGCGGCGCCGGTGAGCGGGATCTGTGTCGTCAGGCTGCCTGTGGCGATCGCCGTGGCCAGCGCCGGGCCGGTGAGGGTGATCTGGGTGGTCAGCAGGCCGGCCGCTAGGGCGCCGCCGCTGGCCTGGCCGGTGAGGCTTATTTGGGCCGTGAGCGTCGCTCCGCCGGTCGTGGCTACTACCGCACCACCGCCGAGCGAAACGCCCGTCGTGAGCCCGGCCTGGGCCGCTGCCAGGGCCAATGCGCTGCCACCGAGGGTGATCTGCGCCGTGAGGTTGCCGCCGGCGGTCGACACCGCGATCGCCGCCCCGGCCAGATCGACCGGCGCCGCCAGCGTGCCCGAGGCCGTGGCCACCGAGAGCGCCGCGCCGGCGAGATTGATCTGCGCCGTCAGGCTGCCGGTGGCGCCGGCCTGATCCTGCGCCGCGCCACCCAGCGGGATCGCCGTCAGCAGCCCGCCAGCGGCCTGCGCCTGGGCCAGCGCCGCGGCGGTGAGAAGGATGTTGGTGGAGAGCGCCGCCGCGCCGCTCGCCGCGCTCTGGGCGCTGGCGGCCAGGGCGATGGCGGTGGCGAGGTCGGCCGAGGCGGCGGCCTGGGCGGCTGCGGTGCCGGCCAGATCGGTGGCACCGCCTCCCGCCGGAGCCACCAGCAACTCATCCGCGAACCATCCACCCGCCAGCGCCAACCGGGAGAACCAGCCCTGCGGGACTGCCAGACGGCTGAACGTACCAGGATTGACACTGGCCGGGGCTGCCGCCGCCGGCAGCGGCATCGACAACGACAGTGGCGCGTCGAACACGAGCGCCGGATTGTCGGAAATCGCCCGGATCTCGGCGTCGGACAGCACGCGCGGAAACCCGATCGCCGCCGCCATCGATCCGCGCATGTAACTGTAGGTGTCGTTACGCGTGCCGAGCAGCAAGTACTCCGAATTACCGGTCGCCGAGCCGCTGGCTGTCGATGAACTGGACTGCGCCTGATAGACGCCGTTGATGAACATCCGGGTGGCGTTGCCGTCGCCCAGATTGCCGTTGTTCGTCACTGCCAGCACAGTCGGCATGCCAACGGTTGGCGAGGATGCTATTGACCAAGAAGCGAACGCCGACGCGTTCGAACGGGTCAGGGTCATGCCGCCGCCACTGTTGACGCGGAATTCGAATGGATTGTTTACCGCACCACTACCCAACGCGCGCGCGATCAGGAATTGATACTGCGCCAGCGTGTCGATCACGCCAACCCAGACCAGAGTCAGCGGGCCGAGGATGTTGTATTGCGGCTTGGTCGGCAACGCCGCGTAACAGCTGCCGGATGGGAACAGCACGCTGAGACCATGCCCGGACAGACCCAACTTGGCCGCCGCCGTAAACGCCCCGGGGTTCTCGGTGACCGCATCCCGGAGACTTCCGCCGAACGTCGCCACCGCGAACGCCGGCGCCCAATCTCGGTTCGGCCTCGTCGGATGGGCAGGCAACCGCCCCTGGCCAACATCCGGCCAGAGGTAGTCGCTCAGGTCAAACGGTTGGCGCATGGATCAGGCGCCCGGCGACCAGGGCTGGGCGGTCAGAATCCAGCCGCTGTTGAGGCTGTAGGCGGTGCCGTTGTTGTACAGCCAGTAGTCTGCATCGGCGGCCAGTGGGACGGCATTGAGGCCCATCACCCAGGAGGTCGACGCGTTGGCCGTGCTCGGCTGCGGCGAGAATGTGCCGCACACCCGGCCGAGCATCGACGACGACGGCGCCGGACCGGCATTGCCGGCGGCGTCACGATCCACCGCAATCAGTTGCAGGGCGCCGCCCACCGGCGCGGTGGCGAACGTGGCGCTGGTCAGGCGGAAGTCGGCCAGCAGCGCGTTGCCGGTGTTCTGGATGCGCAGTTTGTCGGCTGAATTCGCATAGGCGTTGTTGGCGATGGCGTTGGCGGCCGTGACCGAGACCGGACTGCCGACGTTGGTACGCAAGATGGCGGCCATGTCACATCACCCGGTTGAGTTCGTCGGAAACGGCGGCGACGCTGACCGGGTCCGGCTCGATGCCGAGCGCCTTGAGCTTCTCCGCGTTGTCGGCGGACAGCACACCGGCCGCAACCAGCGCGTCCATCTGCGCCTGGGTGGCGGGCGTGCCGAAATCGAATACACCCCGCTCGAGCAGGTACCAGGCCCAGTAGAGCGGCCGGTTGGTGGCCTTGATCGCGGCGAGCGTGTCAAGCAACGCCGCGCCATCGACCGGGCCGATGGCCGACAGGATGGTGCCGAACCCAGCCTCGGTGTGGCGATAGCGCCAGCGGCCGACGCTCAGCGCGGCGGCAATCGCCACGTCGTCGCGGTTGTCCGGCGTCAGGCCGGGAAACGCGGCCTGGATGTCGTCTAGCAGCGCCATGTCACTTCTCCATCACGGCCAGCGAGCCGGACATGAACGTCGCCGTGGTCGCCGACGCCATGATGTTGTGCAGCAGGCAGGTGCCGTTGAACAGTTTGATCCCGGGCGAGCCGATGGTCTTGGCCGCCGCGACGTTAACCACGGTCGTGCCGATGGTGCAGATGTCGCGCGTGATCATCAGCGACACCGTGCCGGTGACCAGCGACGTGCCGAGCGTGATCGACTCGATCGACTTCACGCCGGTGTCGCCGGCCTGCAACGCGAACCAGATCATCGTGCCGATGACCGGCGTGGCGGGAATCGCCGAACCGGCGGCGGTGGTCAGCGTCGCCGTGCGGCCCGCCACGCCCTTGCTGTTGGTGTAGCTTACCGTCGTATTGCTGATGGCCGAGGCGTTGGTGGCCGCCGCGACAAACAGCAGCGCGATCCAGCAGCCCTCGCCGTTTGTGGTGCCATTGATGTCACGGGCAGGCAGCGTCGGCGTGGTGATGGCCTGCGCTGTGGTGGTGGTGACGACGATGCCGCTGTTCACCCACAGGCAGTCGAAGAAGTCGTGCGTGTGGTTGACCGACGCCTGCATGTCCAGCGCCGTCAGGTAGTTCGAGCCGGACGCCGCGTTGGTGATCGGAATACAACCGTAATCCGCCGATTGCGTGCCATCGGTGACGCGGCCATTCACGCCTGGCGTGCCAGGCGCCCATGCGCCTGGGTAACCCACGTCCTTCGACGTGCAATACCAGTTTCCGGCGGCCTTCGCTGCCGTGCTGGTCTTCATGAACGGCACCAGCTTGCCGTTGTAGTTTCCTAGGCCGGACGGCGGGTATTCCGCCCCCTGCGAATCCCGATGCCGCCAGGTGCCATCGGCATTGAAGGTCATGTTCTCGCCGGGCAACAGGACGAACTGCATCAGCTCGACCGCGTTGGTGCCGTCGTAATGCTCAACGGCCACCGTGCAGTTCGTGCCCGCGCTATTGTTGGTGATGTAGAGCCCGGAGACGTTGCGAACCGTCGACGCGCCAGGCGACGGCACGATGGTGGTGGTCGTCGCCGTCGTGATGCGGGTATTGAGGCGACTTGGGGTTACCGTCGTGCCGTTGAGATCCACCCAGGAGGCGTGCACCTCGATGGTGCTGGTCGCGGCACTGGTGATCAGGCGCAGGATGTCGCTGGTCGATGCCAGATTGAGCATGGGCTACCTCGCCACGAACGACCAGGCGACCAGCGCCCGGCCGTAGTTGTAGGCTTCGTGCCAGAACCAGACAGTGCCGGCGCCGACGACGATCCAGAACAGGAGCAGCGAGAGGTCGACGCTGCCGGACTGCCGTTCGCTGCCCGGCCGGCCGGCCTCGCTGAGGCCGTCGCGGGCGGCCAGCAGGTCGCCGAGACGGCCGGCGATGTGGTCGGCGCAATCGCGCCAGGCCGCCAGGGTGGCGTCATCCATGACCGGCGAGTGGCGCCTCATGGCCACCTGCGCGCAGATGTTGCGCGCGTCCTCGAGGCCCAGCTTGTAGGCATCCGAGTGCGCCGCCGTGAAGAGCGCGATGACGCGTTGCAGCCAGAGGGACATGGGATCAGTTGTCGATCTGGAAGGTGGCGGCGCCGGCGGCGAACGAGGGCGCGGCGTCGCCGTTGTTGATGGTCTTGTTTACGGTGAGCGTGGAGTAGATCCACAGATTGCCGGCCGAGGACGCATCGAAGATGCCCCAACACGTCACCGTGCCCCAGTTGGCCGTCGGCGCGGGGAAAGTGATCGCGCCATTGTTGCTGGTGGTGCCGTTGGTACCACTCGATGCCGTCGTGCTGCCGGCGCTTTGCGTCCCGGCCCAGTTGGCCAGCGAACTGGTGACAGCGACGCGGGCGTAGCTGCCGCCGGTCACCTCCGTGCCGGCGGTGCTATCGGTCGGGCAGGAGGTGAACAGGCCGACGTAGCCGGTGGCCGGCGCGCCGAGCGTCTGGCCGCGCAACAGCGCATCGACGATCTTGTTCTCGGCGTAGTCGGTGAGGGCGCCGGCGTGGGCGACGGCGGTGACGGCCAGCAGTACGAGGCTGGCAACGAAGCTGCGGAAGGGGTTCTTTTTCATGAGCGCTCCGAAAATAAAAAGCCGCCGGAGGGTGAGTCCGGCGGCAAGGCAAACCCCCGCGAAGGAGGGGCGCGGGTCTTAGGTGACTGGTGCGTCAGGGTTGATTTCGGTCGGCGATTCTTCCTGAGCCACAGGCGATACATGCTTCACCAGCGGCAAACCACCATCGCCAAGGGCGTATTTCACAGCCGCACTGGTATCGTCGAGCGAACCATCCTTGATGAACTGCTTGGCGAGGGCGCCATCGATCTCGAGCACCGCACTGTTGCTGCGATAAAGCACGCCGTCGATCCGCACATCGGCCAGGACTCGCGCCTGAATCTTCTTTGCCATGTCAATCTCCTGTTATGCGCGGGGCGAGCCAGGCCCGCCCCGCATCCGCTTAGGTGGCGGAGTTAGCGTAGTATTTGACGGCGCCGCCGGCATCGACCAGGTTGCCACCGGAGCGCATGAAGGCGACGAAGCCCACCTGGCCGAGCAGCGTGAAGGCGCTGTCAGTCATGCGGAACAGGGTCAGGTCCATGACGTCGCGGACGATGTACTTGCGGAAATCGCCAAACAGAATCGACTTGGCGTTGGCGGCCATGGTGGCCATTTCCTGGCATATGTAGATCGGCCGGCCCATCAGGGTATCGGGCGCGCCACCGTTGATCATGGCGCCGGCTTCATAGCCGGGGACAAAGATCGGCCGGTTTTGGCTGTCCTTGATCTTGCGGACCACCTTGAGCGAGGCATCGTTCATCATGTAGCCGACGCCCGGGTTGCTGCGATAGGCGGGATCCACCGAGTGCTCGAGATCGACGAAGTCGTCATAGATGACGCTGGTGGTCTGGCCGGTGGTGCCGACCTTGCCCGATGCGGCGCCGGTGACGATGCCGCGCGGCTGCGCCGTGCCGGTACCGATGGTGTAGTAGGTCGAGGTAATGCGACCGAGACGCACCGCCAGCAGGGCCTGGATGTAGGCCTCGATGTCGATCATGCTGTCCTGGAGCAGTTCGAACGGCAGTGCCAGCTTCTTCGAGCTGAACTTGTAGACGTCCAGGGCGGTGAGGCCGAACGTGGTTTCACCCAAGGTAACGGCAGTGTTTTGGCCAACCAGTTCGCCGGTTTCCGCCGTGGCATCGGCGGTCGGGAATTGCATCTGCATGCCGGTGCTGGTCTGGATGACCGTGGCAGCGGAGCGGACGCCACCGAACTGCTTCATGGCCGACTCCAGCGAGCGCTGATACTCGAGTGCCGTGGTGTAGCCGCCCTCGGTATTGGTCGTGGTCGACATGGCGGCACGGATGTCAGGATTGACGCGCGACATCATGCGACTGCGCTGGTCCTGCGACAGACCACCCAGGCCAGCCGTCAGGAAGGTACGCAGTGCCGCTGTTTCCTCGGTGACAGTCTGCGAGCCAGGAATGCGAGTGGCAGCATTCAGGGCATGCTCATGCAGGGCCTGAGGATCGTTGGCGAGCTGCTCGCCGGCCAACTGGGCCAGGCGACCTTCGCGGGCGATCTCGCCATCAATGGCTTCAACCTCGGCCAAGAGGGCGTCGAGCTTCTCAATCTCCGCCTGCGGCATGCGCTGGTCGGCGGGAAACTTGTTGTTGAGGGTGTTGGCCTCGAGGGCCTTGGCGTTGCGACGCTCGCGCAGGTTGGCGAGTTTGCTCATGGTGTTATCCTTTCAGCAGACATAAAAAAAGCCGCCCGGAGGCGGCTGGCTTCGTTGCGCGCGAGCGCTAAACGATCGGTGATGCGCGACCCATTACAGACAGGCGCTGGGCTTGACGGTCGCGGTGAGCTTGCAAAGCGGCATCGTCGGCAGTAGCTGCAGGCGCGCCGGTATAGGCGGAGAGATTCCAGGCGCTGGCCTTGGCCTTGCTGCCTTCGGCGATGCGATCGACCAGGCCGGCGTCGACCGCTTCCTGGGCGGAGAACCAGGTCTCGGCATCCATCCAGGCCTTGACTTCATCCTTGGGCTTGCCGCACTTGGCGGCATAGGCCGAACACAGGGAGCCATCAACCTTGTTGAGCAACGCGGCGGTGTCGATCAGGTCCTGGGCATTGCCGACCGCCAACGTCCAGGCGTTGTGCACCATGTAGAACCCGCCATCGGCGATTTCGATTTCATCGGCGGCGGTGGCGATGACGGTGGCGGCGCTGGCGGCATAGCCATCGACATGGGCGACGACGTGCGCCTTAGTATCTCGGATGGCCTGGGCGATGGCCTGGGCGGCAAAGACATCGCCGCCGGGGCTATTGATGCGCAGATGAATGGTCTGAGCAGTGATGGCGCGGATCTGCGGCACCAGGGACTGGGCACTGACGCCGCCCCACCAGTCGGCCGTCGCGTCATCGGCGACGACGGACTCGTATAGGTAGAGGGTCGCCTCCTCACCTTCAGCGACCAGGCGGGATTGAACGCGAGCGGTCTTGTTCGCCGCGCGATTGTCGGCGAACAACTGGAGCAATCGATTCATGGTGGTTCCTTCTCAGGCAGTGGGAGCCGGCTGGCCGGCCGGCGCGATCGCGTTCAGGTCGTTGGCCGAGCCACCCTTGGGCGGCAGGTTCTTGATGAGGCGCACTTCGTCTTGCGACATCCAACCCGGTTCGCCGGCGCGACCCAGGGCGATGCGCAGCGCTTCGTTCTCGCTCTTTAGGTCGCCACGCTCAAGGTCGGAGACGTTGAACTTGGTGAAGTAGCGGGCACGCGTCGGCCAGAGCTTGCGATTCAGCTCTTGCTCGATCTTGTTGAGGTGACGCCGCAGGGCGAACTTGACGAAGCCGCGGCCCATGTTCTCGACGCCGGCGCCCCAGCTGGTGTTCTTGTCGGTGTGGCCGATCATGTGCGGCGGCACACCGAAGATGCGAGCGATCTCTTCGATCTGGAAGGCACGCGTGGCGATAAGCTGGGAGTCTTCAGCCGACAGGCTGAACTGCGACATCTTGAGCCCGCCGGAGAGGACCACCGGACCGGCGCTGGCGCCTTCGACACCGCCATACCGCGAGGTCCAGGTGCTGCGCAGGAGAGAGACTTGCTCGGGGTCGACCTTGCCCGGCGCTTCCAGGACGATGTCCGGACGGGCGCCGGTGCTGAAGAACTTGCCGCTGAACTCCTCGGCAGCCATCGAGGTGCCGATTGCCTGGCGCGCCGCGTAGGTGATCGGGCTGACGCTGCGCAGGCCGTTGAAGCCGGGGCCGGTGATATGCAGGATGTCGGCTGGGTCAAGAACATACGGGATCGAGAACTGCGGGTCGAAGCGGGCGTCCGGGTTGATGTTGTAAAGCAGCTGGCCATCACTGACACGGCGAAACGGCTGGACGCGCAATGGGTGCAGGGCACGCAGGCCGATCATCCGGTTGCTGCTCTTGTTGGGACGAACGATCTCAGCAAAGGCGTCGCCATGGAACAGCAGGCCCTCGACCAGGTACTCCCAGAAGGCAGCGGCCGACATGTCGGCATTGGGCGCTTCGTTGAGCAGCCAGTAGTAGTCGTGGTCGACTTCCTTGCGGCCGGTTTCGGTGCGCTCGTAGATCGGCAGCGGCAAGGTGGCAACGGCGCCGGCGATCAGGGCAACGCAAGCATAGACGGCGGCCACCTGGCGGGCGCTGGCCTCGGTGACGGACTTGCCGGCATAGCTGGTGGAGAGCATGCCAAGCCGCTGGGCGAGCTCGTCGGCGGTCAGGTTGGTCAGGACATCGTTGCTGGCCTGGATGCTCTGCCGCTTCGATTCCGGGCCATGCTCGGCACGCCAGGCGTTGAGGACCACGGACCCTTTGTGGGCGACGCGCTCTTTGTTGTACCAGGTGGCGCTCATAGGACGATGATCTCCACGGTGCTATCAGCAGCAGGCGCGCTGACCATTGCGCGATTCATGGCCACGATGGTGGCCACCGCGGCGTCGATCTTGTTCTGTGGCCGAGCCTTGCGCGGAAAGATGTTGTCGTTGCGATCGGCCTGCACTTCGACGTTGCTCATCTGCCAAACGTAGCAGGGGTTGCCGTCGTGATGGAAGCGGCCGGCATCGACGAGGGCCTGGATCTCTTTCATCGGATCGGACAGGTAGCGCACTTGCTGCGGGATGTCGACAACCTCGATGCCCTGCGCTTGTAGGTTGGAGCCAAGCTGGGCGGAGTTCCAGGGATCCTTGGCCACCTCGCGCATGACGACGGTTTCGGCATCGATGAATAGGTCTTCTTCGATCTGGCCGATGTCGATCATGTTGCCGGGCGTGGCCACCAGGTGGCCGGCATGGACCCATCCCTGGTAGTGCGCATTTTCCGGACGATCAACGGCGACCTGCGGGACGTAGTTGCGGCTGATGGCGTAGTAGTGCTGCTCGCCATCGAGTTCGCGCCGGAAGAGATAGACGCGGGAGGCGATGTCCTGCTTGCTGGCGAGATCAAGTCCGGCGACGCAGTCTTCGCCCTGGAACTGTTCGATGGTGAGCGTTGGATCGGCGGCCTGCTGCAGGTTGTGCAGGTTGAGCCAGGGTGAGGCGGCCTGCACCCAGATGTCGAGGTGCTTGGTCTTGAAGACGTTCTGCTTGCGCGGGTCGGTCATGGCCTCGCGCTGCTGGGCGCGCAGGTAGTCGGCATCGACCGAGATGCCGAAATTCGGATTGGCCTTGAGCAGCGCCACTTCACTGGTCCAGTCATCATCGGCATCGACGGTGAAGATGACGCCGAAGCGCTGATCATTCTCCAGGGCGCCCTCGAGGATCTTCTGCAGCTCCACCTGGTGCATGTAGCACGGACCGCCGATGTCGCTGCCGGCGGTGGTGATGATCAGCATGAGCGGCTGGCTGCGGGCGCCCATGCCGGTCTGCATGGTGTCGTAGAGTTCCGGCGTTTTGTGCTCGTGGTACTCATCGACGATGGCGCAGCTGGGCGAGGCGCCGTCGCCTGGCTTGCCGATCACCGGTTCGAACTTCGAATTGCGATTGACGATGGCCAGGTTGGAGGCGTTGGCGCTGACGGCGTAGCGCTCCAGGAAACGCGGCGTGGCGCGGGCCATGAGCAGCGCCGGACGAAAGACTTCATGCGCCTGGTACTCTGAGGTTGCGCCGGAATAGACCTCGGCGCCGAACTCGCCATCGATGGCCAGCATGTAGAGGCCAATCACCGCAGCCAGGGTGCTCTTGGCGTTCTTGCGCGGGACGAACAAGTCGGCCACACGGAAGCGCCGGCGGCCAGTGTCTCGATTGACCCAGCCGAAGACGCTGACGAGGATGAAGATCTGCCAGTCCTCGAGGTGAATTAGTTGGCCACGCGCCGCCCAGTCGCCCTTGATGTGCGGCATGAGTTCGGCGAAGGCGCAGATCCGCTCGCCGGGCTGATAGGTCTTGCCGTTGGTGTCGGTCAGCTCCTGGTTGAACACGTAGGGCCAGTTGGCGGATCCAACGCGATCGAGATCCTTGAGGTGCCGCTGGCAGGCGAGCCGGTGCCACTTGCAGGACGGAATGCGGCCGTCGACGACGTCGCGCGCGTACTGCGTCGCGATCTCGCCGTAGGTCAGAGTCCGCGCCTGGACCATTCATCATCTCCTGCAGGTTGATCGAGCAGCGAGAGCTGCCGATTGTCGCTAGTGGCCACGCGACTGCGCGAGCTGGGCGAGAGCCCAAACATGGCCAGGTAGCGATTGACGTCATCGGACGCACGGCGCCCCATGACCCAATGATGCGAATAGGTGAAATTCCCGTTGGCGGTCGGCACCATCACGCCATCGCCGCCCTTCCATTCCGTGCCGGCCTCTTCCGCTGCCAGGCGGCCTTCTTCGGCGCGACGCATCGCGCGCGCCAGCTGCTGCTCGGCCCAGACCATCTTTGCCCAGGCCTGCACGTACAGCACCAGGGCCGCGCGATCGAGCTTCGATACCAGGCCATAGCGAACCAACTCGGCGCCGAGGCGCCGCCATTCCTTGCGGGCCTCCGGCCAGATCCACGCCGGAGCGCTGGGCAGCTCGACTTCCGGCTGCAGCTCACCGAGGAGATCCGACGGCGCTTTCTTGCTCGGATTGCCGCGCAGGACATGCACGTTCGCCGGCATCGGC